GTGAGCACGCGCGGTATGGCGTCGGAAGAGGGAAAAAATGAGCACGGTCTGGGATTCAATATCGAGCACGTTCTCAAGCTTGCCGGGTGGTCTTACGGGCAGGTGGCCGAGCAGATGTATCCACGCGAAGCACCGGACAGTCCCAATCGCATCAGCGCGAGGAAGAGGCTCGCGGAAGTGGTCGAGCGTAAGCAAAAGCACTGGAAGCGGCACCTGCCCGCGCTTGCACGGGCGTGGGATTTGCCCGAAGCGGTGTTGCTTTACGACGATCTGCAGCGGTGCACCACGCTCGAAGCGCTCGAAAAGCGCTACGGGTTCCGCCACATCGATGTGATGCGGCGCTATGAGGTGTTTATTTCCTCTCTCTTTTCGGAAACCAATAGATGAAGCTGGCGATTGACGATCCCGCAGCACACGCCGAAGCCGTGGCCGAGCGGTGGCGCGAGCTTGAGAGCGGCAGCGTACAGCGCAAGGTCGACGCCATGAATGCGCGGGTGATCCCCATCAAGGCGTTGCATCAAAAGCGGATCAACGCGATGCTCAATAGCCCGCGCTCGATGCCTGCAAAGATCGAAACGGTATGGCAGGCCGTCGATGAGCTAGCCGAAGTCATCAAGCCATACGCGGCATGCAGGCGTGGCTGCTCGCACTGCTGCTATCAATCGGTGCTCATCAGCGCGCCCGAAGCCGAATTGATCGGAAAGCGCATCGGCGTGAAGCCGCGCAAGTTCGAAGGCGTGCGAGAGCGTGATGACATTGAGGCGGGGTATCACAACCCGTGCCCTTTCCTCAAGGATGACGCGTGCTCGATCTACGAGCACCGCCCTTTGCCATGCCGCAAGCACTTCAATCTCGACCGAGATGCACTGCTCTGCGAGTTGGTGGGCCCGGTGGGCAACGTGCCTTTTGCCGATCTGCGCGATTACGACCAGGCGGCACTGATGGCCGCGAGCGTGCGCGAAACGATACTTGGGCAGGACCCAATGAGGCCGGGTGTGATGAGGCCAGGCACGAGCACCACGCTGCCATGGGTCGGTGATATCCGTGATTTTTTTCCACGCGGCAGGCATTAGCCAGTGATGATGCATGCATGCGCTTTTCTGTAACCTTGGTTGTGAGAGGGCACCTATATGAGCCGGTATGAAGAATTGAAGGCGCAGATTGAGCGCCTGCAGCAAGAGTTGCAAGAAACCCGTGAGAGCGAGATGCGTGAGGCCATCGCAACGTGCAAGACACTCATTGATCGTTTCGATCTCACGCCCTATCACCTTGGCTTCGTGAAAACGCAGGTGATCGCACCGAAGAAGGCCACGCCCGCCACCTTCCCCATCAAGAAGGCGAAACGGGTGTATCCCCCACGATACCAGGACCCCGCGAGCGGCAAGACGTGGAATGGCATGGGCAAACAACCCACGTGGATCGATGGTGATCGTGACGACTATCTTATCGATAAGGTGGCAGCATGAAGAGGCAATTGCCCACCTTGAAGACCGAACTAGCGAGCCTGAATGAGCGCATTGCGCGCGCGCGCGAAACCGAAGCGCCTGCGGCCATCGCGGTATGTCGCGAGCTTATCGAGATGTTTGGCCTGACTGCCCATGATCTCGGGTTGATTCGCACCCAGGTGATACCGATGCCCACGCGTGTGAGCAAGACATTCAAACCCGCAGCGCCGCGCCTCGTACATCCGCCCATCTTTCGCAACCCCGCCACGGGCGAAACGTGGAATGGTCGCGGCAGGCCGCCCGAGTGGATGAAACAGAAAGCGCGCGATGAGTTCATCGTGCGCATCGCATGAGGGGATTCTCATGACAGGAACACCCTTGCTCATCACCGATAGCGTGCGGGCCGCGCTCGCAGGTATCCGCGAGCTTGCCAATGCGAACCCGGTGGATATGCGCGCGCTGCCCGCGTTACTCGAAACGCCTGCAGGCAAGGCGGCCCATCGCGAGCGCATGACGCGGCAAAGCGCCGACATACCGCTTGCCTATCTCGTGACATTCAGCATTGAAACGAACCACCCGCACGGCACCGCGCGGCACATGAGCATGAGCGTGCATCGTGAAGGCCGCGTGCCGAACGGTCACGCCGTGTGGATGGTGGCGGTCGAGCTGGGCTTTACGGGCGGCCTGGGTGAGTGCTCCACTTGGCTTGAGGATCTGGCGGCCCACGGCAAGGCCGTGAATGTGGTGCAGTACGTCACCGCTCACGAGGCCCGCACATGAGATTCGACGCTGCGATGCTCCAAAAGGTGGCGCGCGAGCATCAGGCCATTCGTGCCGCTTGCCGGGGTGCGTGCAAGGTTGCGCCCTTTGCACCCCCTGCCGCCGTCGAGCACTATGTGATGGTGTGCGCGCGTGCCGAACGCCGTGCGCGCGCCGCATCTCTGTTCGTCAATTGCATCTCGGCATTCGTGCCGGTATCGATGTGCTCATTCGGTGGCGCGTGGGGCTTCGCGGGTGGGATGCTCTTCGTGGTCCTTTGGTCTTTCGTGGGCCTTGAGCAGTGCATCGAGCACATCGCACGTACCCAGGCCGCCACAGTGCTCGACGCGGCCACGGCACTCACCCATGCCGCCATGGAGGCACAACGTGAAACTTGAATACCCTACGCGCTGCGTGCTGCGCACCGATGGCACCGTCGAGCCGCTTGATGCGCCTGGCGATGTGAGCGCCTATCACACGAAAATACGCGCGCTCATCGGTTGCGAGGGTACTGATTCGGTGATGCTGGCGGATCGCATTCACGTGATGATTCTTGACGATAACGGCTATGAGTTCGATGTGCTCGAAGAGCGCGATGAGGCCACGGGCAACGTGCACATCACGCATGTGCCCACGCGAGCGCTCAAGCCGGTGAATGCCGAAGCTACACGCCTGTATCACGCGGTGTGCATGCCTGGCGTCACGCACGCGATAGTGGGCGATGTGGTGATCGTGCCGGATAGTGACTTTGCACCGCCCTATGAGGGAGCCGCACGATGAGCCCGTTTCCCATTTTCCAGAATGGCGATGCGGTGAGCATCAAGTGCCAGGGCCGCACGATGCCAGGCAGGATCATCATGGCTTCATCGAACGGCATATCTATCATGCTCGGCTTTGATGCCATGATCGACGGCCATGTGGGCATGATGCCCATCATTCGCGATGAGAGCGGCACGTATCACGCGCTTGTCACCGATAGCGAAGTTGAGATTGCCCACGCGAAGGCAAAGCCATGAGCACGCCAACTTTCGAAGTGCTGCATGCAGGCCACGCCATCCGGTGCCTGGCGTGCGGGCGAACATCGTGGAGTCGCGGCGATGTGAAGCACCGTTACTGTGGCGCATGCCACGTGTTTCACAATGCACTGGCAGGCGTCGATGTGTTTTTTGCGGGGCACCTGCAGCACGCTCGGCACCCTGGCGTGTGTGTGGCGCTCGGCCCGCATGGGCCTTATGACCTGTACGTTGGCATGCAGGCACCCATACCGCCCACGCTCATCGCGCGCTATGGCGATGGTCCGGGTGAATACGAGACGTTTAACCCGCGCCTGTGTGGGCGCGCGCAGGCGGCGCAGTATGGCGAACACTTTGTCGAGGCGCTTGTACGTGCTGACCTGTGGGCGGTTCCTTTGGGAGAGCGAAGCGATGAGCACTGTGCGTGAAGTCACGCCCGCCGATATCCGTGAGGCTTACACCTCATGCGCCGAAGCGGCGGTCGAGTTCTATAACCGTAACGGCGAATTCCCGCCGCGCCTGCTTGGCTTCGCGCTCGATGCCGAACCTGGCAAGCTGCAGACCGAAGTTGTCGATATGCCGCGCAAGATGATGCGCGCACTGTTCGGCAAGCCCGAGCACGTGCGGCAGCGTGTGACACTCGGCATGGTCGATGAGCTATTGCGCGAAGGTTCTGAAATGCGCAAGCACCTGCCCGAGTTCGACAAGCCGCTGCCGTCACTGGCGGTGCTCATCACCGAAGCGTGGGTGACACAGGCCATGAGCGCCGAAGAGCAGCGTGCCAACCATGCGAAGTATGGAAGCGTCGAGCACACACCGGGGCGCCGTGAATGCATCATGGTGGCCGTGTACACGCTTGAGGATTGCATCCTGTGGCAGTGCCCGGTCGAAGGCAAACCGAAGCGTGCGCGCTTCGAGCCGCTGCCCGATGGCATCATCGAGCGCGGTGTGTTCGTGGGTCCTCTCACGAACGGGCCGAGCCGTGGCATCGATGGCGGTGACCTGGAGTCGTGGAGCGAAGTGCAAGGGAGAAAGGAAAATGAGCGAGACAAATGAGCAGGCCGCAGGCAGCGAAAAGCCTGGGGAAACGAGCAGGGGTGAGAAGCTGCGCAACCTGCTGATGCAGGCGGCCATAGTCAAGCTGGTGAAGGCCGGGTGCAGTGCAGGCGCGAGCGAAGGCATGACCGAAGCCTATGGCGATATCGTGGGTAAGCTGCGTAAAGAGCTTGAGCGTGCCGAAGGCGAGTTGCTGCGCTCACCGAAGAGCGATCTTGTGATGGGCGAGATTATGGTGATCAACCGGCTCATCGCGTTCTATGCCGAAGCCAGTGCGCACTATGAAACGCAGGCATCGAAGCGCTTTGGCGATGTGCGTGACTACCTCGACCGCCTGGGTGTGCCGAAGGATTTTAGCGAGACGCTGCGGCCATACAAGCGCTCGTGACAGTGCAGGAAACGCGACGGCACCATCCCCGTGGTGCTGTGGCGTGTAGTGTCCTTGTGAGGCCCGCCGCAGGACAGGCGGGCCGCTTTTTTTCCAGTGAGGGAGTGATGCCGAATTTCAACGGACCGGGAAAGTATGACCCCGAGTGCCAACGGGTTTTTGATGAGACGGATGCGAAGTGCGTGGCACTCATCGTGATCGGTGGGGACCGTGGCGCAGGTTTCTCGGTGACGGGCGAATTGCCTGAGATACTGCGCCTGCCCGAGATGCTTGAGTACATGGCGCGCGAGATACGCGCACAGCGGGGTGACGCGTGAGCGCGCGCCCGAAGCGTCACGGCTCGCTGCCGCGCTCGCGCCTGCCGCAAAGGAACAGGCCCACGCGGCGTGATCCGGTGGGCGTGCTGCCTGATCTGCCGCCGCTCAAGCTGCTGCGCTTCACGAACCCGCGTGCGGCGTTCAATGACACGAGGCCTTGGGAGAGCGAGCCCGGCTATGTGATGTTCGAAGCATCGGGCCTCATGTGCGTGGTGCGACGCGTGCCTGATATTGGGCACCTGTGCGGCTATGTGGGCGTGGGCCGCGCGCACCCGCTCTTCGAGGTCGACCGCACCGATCTCGTGCCCGCACCGGCCACATGGACAGAACGCCCATTCGATATCGATGAGCACGGTGCCATCGACACGTTCATCACGCTCGCGCATATGCATGCCAATGAGATACCCGAAGGGTTCGCACCGCTTAACATGCTTATCGGTGTGCATGGGGGCCTGACGTGGAGCACGCGCATGCACGACCACACCGGATGGTGGTTCGGCTTTGACTGCGCGCATTGTGATGATTTTTCTCCGGGCCTGGCCGATAGCATCGAGCGCGCGGGGCGCGATGCGTCATTCCTGCGCGAGTTCGGCACCTATAGAACGGTCGAATATGTGAAGCACGAGTGCGCCACGCTCGCGCAGCAAATCGCAGACTGGACCGAGCGCGTCGGGCACATCGATGCGGCGCGCGATCTCATCACGCGCATGCGTGACGTGAGGCAGGTTCAAAGTGATGAAGGGAGCGGCGGAAATTGACGCGGAAAACGGGTGTATTGCGGTTTGACGCGGTGCGCGTGGTGTGGCAGGCATTTGCCCACACGCAGGTTGTGGCAGGCGCGTGTTGCGCCTATTATTGGCCTTGTTCGTGCTCTCCCTCGTATGCGCGAACCACTGGAAAACCATCGCTCGGCCCGCCAACCTCCCAGGCGGGCTTTTTTTTCGTCACGCCTGCGCGGCAGGGTCACCGCCCAGGTCGCCTTGCGGCGCACCTAGTTCGCGGAATTCAATCACCCCCTCTTCGGGCGTTTCGTAGCTCTGCGTATCATTCGGCTCAAGCGTGGAGTCGTTCACGCTGTCACGATCCACAATCACGCGCACCGGGTTTTCGCCTTCGTTCGTTACCGTGAGTTTCATTGCTATTCTCCTGGGGTTAGTGCTGCAGGCTCTTCAATTGATCGCTCAAGCTTTGCTGCTTCGCCGGCAGCGTGATGCCGCCGCCGTGCCCGCCTGTATCGCTCACCGAGTTGCCATCACCTTCGATATAAACGAGCGTGCACGAGGTGGTGAGCAGCACGAGCACGAGCGCGGCGGCGGCCTTCATGGCATGGCGGGCTTCGTGGGCCATGCTGCCGGGTCGGCGGTTAAGTCCACCGCCATGAGCGCCGCGCGATACTTGCGCCACGCGGTGAGGGCTGCAGTCTGCGCATCGGTGGGCGTGCCGTAGTCGACCACGTCCTGCAATGCATTGATGAGGTTCGCGGCTTCGGTGGTGAGCGTAGCGCGCTGCGCCGTATTCATGGCGAGCGTTTCATCAGGCGTGGGCGGCGGCGCGTCCACAAGCGCGGGCTTACCGTCCACGAGCCTGATGATTTTCCCGCTGCCCTGCCCTTCGAGCAGCGCGGCCCATTCCTCATCGGCGATTTCCACCACCGTGAGCCCTTCAGGCGCGGGGCTATCGACGTCGTCATAAAAGCCCGCAATATTATCTTGCGCATCGAACGCAGCGGATTTCTGGCTCATGATGTTCAGTATCCAATGGCGATGGTATTAACGGAAATACCGGCAGCAGCGCCGGATTGATTGGCGGCATAAATTGTCGCGCTCGTGTTCGATGGTGAGCCCACCACCTGCGTGAAATATGAATTGCCCGCCGACGCGGTGCGCCCGTTGGACAGTGCCGCAATGCAGGCATTCGGAAACGCAATTGGAAACGTCCAAACTGCCGAGCCGCCACCAGGGGTGCCGAATGTGCTACTCCATTGCAGGATGAAGCCACCAGGAATCTTCTGGTAGCCGTTGGTCGTGAGCGAAGCCGCGAACAATGACGAATAAGGCAGCGCCGCCGAGCCGCCATGAATCACCCAGGTGCCCACGCCGGTCGATAAAAGGTCCAGCATGTCCCCTTGTCTTAGTGGTGTATTTGGCGTGGTAGTGAGGCCATAGCCGATAACTTCAGATCCCTGCGCAGCAATGTTGATCGTCTGCGCCGAATTGCACCGGAGCGTTATCATGCTGCCCGCAGGCACCTGGGTGGTGAGCGGTAGTGTGACGGTATAGGCAGTCGTGCCTGCGCAGGTGATGCCGACGCCCACATGCGCCGCCGTGAGCGTAAGCCCTGCGGTGATATTCAGAAAATCCCTTCGATTGCCGCTCGCGCGCTGCACGAATGCCGTGCTCGCGTTGTAGGTGGTGTTATCGAACTGTGGCCGCGTCATACCGCCGTTGGTGGCGAGCGCCTGAATTGCCTGGGTTAGCTGATTAAATTTTGTTTTGTCCGGTGTGAGGCCGCCGCCCGTCACGGCATTGATGAGTTCCATCATCACCGAATTCAACCACTCGGCGGGCACGATGGTGGCGGGCACATTGGTGGCCGGGTTGCCATCGGTGAAATATCCGGCTGTGCCCGGTGGCGTCGAGGGCGGCTGTGCCGCCGCTGCGCTTGAGTTATCAATCTGAAACATGGCTGTGTGCCTCCAGGGTCATGCCTGCGAGATAGTGAAATTGCAGGATGGTGTGTGCGGGCTTGAGGCTTTGCATCTCGCACTCAAGCACTTCATTGCCCCAGGTGGCGAGCGGTTCGCCTGCAGCGGATTGCCCCGCCGCAAAGTAGGTCACCGTGTTTTGCGGGGCGTTGATGCTCCACGTGAAAAACCAGTCGGTCGTGCCTAGCTGCTGCCCGGCCTTGCTTTGCCCTGCACGAAACGGCGCGTAATTTGTCACGGTCACCTTGAAGCCGAGCGCCGCTGCATAGGCGATGTAAAACGCGGCATTCTGGCCGCCGCTGCTCGTGAGGCGTGCCACCACCTGCGCGCGGCGCTGCTGAATGGTGGGGTTTTCGCCCATGCATGGGTCGGGCAGTCCTAACGTTTGCTCCCACTCGGGCAGCAGTTCGGTGGTGCTGCCTGGAAAGGCATCGACGAGCAGGTTGGCCGCGCGCGCGCTCTGCTGCACATACACGCCCGAGAGTCCGCGAGCGGTGGCGGCCTGGGTGGCGTCGGGCTCTTTCGGCCATATGCGCCCGCGCGGCATGAGCGCGAGCGTGATGCGGGTGAAGTCATCAATGGTGAGGTTCGGTGCGAGCATGGCGGCCTCACGCATAGGTGACGGTGCCAAGCACCGGCAGCGCGCCCGTGGGGCACACGATGTTGGCCGCAGGGCTCGTGATGACAAAGCCCGAAGTGCCTGGCACCGATGCGATGGCGCTGTTGATATCCGATAGCGCGATGGTGCCGCCCGGTTCGCCCGTGCGGAAAAACACATCCGTGATGGCCGCCGCGATCTGCGCGCGCGTGGCCGTGCTCGCGGCAGTGAGGCCCGTGATGGTGAAGTTAATCACGTCCTTTATCGGGCTCACCACATACACAAGCGCCGTCACCGGCTGCTGTGGATAGATGGCATTCGCCACCGTGAGTTGGTCGCCCGTGGCGGCCACACCGCGCGGCTCATCGGCGGCCACGCCATCGGTGCCCTGCGGAAAGCCGCCTTCGGCAGCGTTCGCGCTATCCAGCATGATGTACACCACCACCGTGCCGGTGCCGAAGCCGTTAGGTGTCACCCACGCGCGCGTGACACCCGGCACCGCAAGCGCCCACTGCACATAGTCGTTGAGGTCACCGCCCGATGGCGGCTGCTGGTAGGCCGCGAGCACGCGCATGCGAAACGGTTCGTTTTCCTCCACATCGGCACCGCCCGTGAAGGGTGTCGAGGCCGAGCCGTTCGCCTGAATGCCGTTGATGGGCGAAGCCAGTGAAAACGCCACGCCCGCGAGGTTGTTGCCTGCGCTGCCGTCGTCATCATCGAGCGCCACCACGCTCACCTTTCCCGTGGCACCGACCGTGCCGGTGTCCTGCGCGGTGTAGGTGCGGCCATCACTGCGCACAATGCCCGTGCCTTCATCGAGCAGCGTGCCCGTGGTGCCCTGAAAGGTCACGGTGCCGCTCGCGCTCGTGGCGTCCTTTCGATAGATGCCCTTGAGTGCGCCCCACGCTTCGAGGTATTCATCGGTGCTCGTGTAAGGCACGGCCTGCAGCGATATCCAGTCGAGATAGCCGTAATGCTGGTTGGCAAGTCCCGCCTGCACATCGCCCATGATGCCGAGATTGGAGAAGCGCAAAAGCGCATCGGTGCCGGGTAGTGCTGCCGAGATATCGGCGGCGGTGTTCGCGCGTAGCTGCGCCAGGGTCGGTCGGGCGTAAGGCATGGTCAGGTGATCCCATTCCAGGCCCACGCGAAGGCCGTGGCCTGCGTGGTGCCATCGTTGCGGCGGGCAATGACCTGCGCACCCATGAAGCTTTGGCGCACCCACTGCACCTGAATATCGAAACGCGCGACGACGCCATCATCGATAAGCCATTGCAGGCACTCGGTGAGGTAGTCATACGCACGCCGAAGGGTTTCGTTGGTCTGCTTGGCGCGTTCCAGTAGCCACAGGCGCGAGCCGATGGGCGTGCGCTGCCCGATATCGCCCCACCACCCGCGCGGATCGTTCGAGCCGTCCGGTATGAAGTCATCGGCAAGCGCCGTGCGGTCGGTGAAGGCGGAAATGAGGATCGCGGTGGAGAGGTCATTGCCCGAGAGCAAATCTGGGCCTGCTAGCTGCCAGTCACCGCGTGACTGATCCACCACCCACACGGTTGTGATATCGGCCATGCTGTTTCTCGCGAGTGAAAGCGATGGGCGTGAGTCACCGGGGCATCGCATGGGATGCCCGAATCACTCACGTGAGGGAAAGGCGCTTAGGGCTGCGGATCGATCTGCGGATCGTTCGCGGCGGTGCGCTGTAGCTGGTTAGGTGCGAGCGATTGCACGGTGCTGCCACCGGCCTGCACGTTCGGCACCGGGTGGTTGTGCGTGTTATAGATGGCGCGCATGCCCGCAGCGGTGTTCGGCTGCGTATTGCAGTTGTCGAGGATATCGCCCGTGCACTTCAAAATCGGCGTATCGATGTAAACCTCGGTGCTCGCCTGTATCGTGCACGTGGTGGCACCGGTCACGCTCACGGGTTGCCCGTTCGCCTTCACCTCGATGTGGTCATTGGCGATGAGCACATGCTTGCCGTCCACGCTGTAAATGATCGTTTCGCCTTCATTCAGGCCGCGTGGGCGTGATGCCTGGTGCGCGGTGCCTATCACGAGGCCCGTGGTGCGCTCGCCAGTCATGAAAAGCAACACCGCATCACTGCCCACGGGCGGCATCGAGCTAAAGCCGAATTCCGCGATGCGCTGCCGTGCGTCGCCCGTTTCCATCGGGCTGATATTGACCTGGTGAGTTTGTACGTTGCCCGAATCATTGCTCGTGGTGATGCGCCCACGGCCCACGAGCATGCGCATGCGGTTTGACAGGTTCTCGATGGCTTCGCTAATCATTGCACACCACTCGCGTCGACCGCATTGGCATCGCCAAACGGCGGTATGTACTGGAAAGGCTCGGGTGCGAAGGCATCGGGCGGCATGAGTGCGAGGTCGGCGTGCGTGCCGCCACTCTCATCGAGCCGGTAAGTCACCTCACCGATGAGCAAATCCGCTTCGGGCAGTTTCAGCGTGGGCAATTTCACATGCACCACGGTGTTGGGTGTCCACAGCACGCCCGCCGCATCGCGCCATGAGTCCGTGGTGATGCTCACCACCGAGCCGCGTGCAATGCGCCGGTTCATCTCCCACGCGCAGCGCTGCGCCGCGATATCGATGCCGATGGCGCTGGCGTTCTCGGCCACAATCACGCGCTGCCGCCTGCGTGGCACCTGCTCATCGGTGAGGCGCGCAATCAGGTTCATCGAGCCGCCTGATGCATCCTGAAACATGTCGAGCGCCATGGTCACGGCCACATACTCGCTGAAACGGTCGAGCATCGAAAACGTCACGCTCGCGCGCTCCACGTTGATGCCTTCGATGAGGCCGCCTGCTGCCGCATCCTGGCGCACGCGCGTGAGCACAAGATTGCCGTCGACATCGTCATACACGAGCGCAGCAGAAAAGCGCGCATTGCGCTCAATCACCGCCCACGGCGTTTCACCGAGCATGATGTTTTGAGCCTGCAGCATGGGCAAATCATCGATATCGCAAATGATGGCAAGCCCCTCATACGGCTCCACCAGGCGCGTGGCAATCTGCAGCAGATTCGCGCTTACGATCTGCAGGCCCGCCCACTCGGCGGCGCAGTCCACGAGGTCGCAGCACTTCGAGCGGCCCGCCACCGTAATGGTGTGCTGTGCATCCCCGAGCGTGCCCGCCACGGTGTCGACGTAACCCGTTATTACGGTGTCCGCACCGATGAGCAACTGAAACGGGTCGCCCGCGCTCACCGCCACGAGCGAGCCATCGGTAAAGCGCTCGGTCATGCCCACACCGAAGTCGGCAGGCATGCGCTCGATGCCACGCGTAATGCGAACATCAGTCCACCCCTTGAGCGCGGCCCCGCTCGTGCCCACCACGAGCGTTACCGGATCGGTCGAGAGAAAGTCACTCATGATGCGAGCGCGCTAAAGTCCGGTGGCATGAAAGCCGGATGCACCGGGTTGGCCTGCTGCACGAGTTCATCGGCCCGCGAGGGGTCACGGTAGATGCGCTGCGCGAGCACGAGCGAAGGCAGCGAGGCATTGAAGCTGTACGGCACGATGGCCGCGAGCGCGCCGCCGCGTGCCTTGAGGTCCGTTATCACGGCCTTTTTCGTGGTCACGAGCGCCGCATACACGTCATCGCTGCCGGTGTTGCCTGCCACTTCAATGGCCGCATCGAGCGCATCACTGACCACGCCCGCGATGTTCTCGGCATCGTCCTGGCTCGATGGTTGGTAGGCCCCTGCCGCGTTCGCCACTTCCACGAGTGAAGCGCGGTTGAAAAGATTCGCGGCGGCGGTGCGCATGGTGGTGATGGCGCTGCCAATCGGTGAAGCGGTCGATGCGCCGTTCGGATCGTAGGTCGAGAGCGAGAGCATGAGGCGCAGGCGGTCGGCGGGGTCCGCTGCGCTCGCGGCAAGCGCACCGGCCACGCCCGCCACTGCGGCGCTGTAGGTGGCGGCATCCGCAGGGTTCGCTGCGGCGGTGGTGAGTGCCGTGCCGGCCGCATCGAGCGCGGTGCGGTTCGCGGCATCCTGGGCGATTAGCTGCGCCACCGTGGTGGGTCCCGTGCGCTGCACGCGCGTGGGTGCATAGCCCGAATTGCTGCCGCCCGCGTAGCGCCCAAGCGAGCCCGCCGCCGTGCTCGTGGAATTCACGAGCGTAGACACCGAGCCAAAGAAGCGCTTCACGTCATGCACATAACCCACGGCAGCGGTGTACCACCCGAGCGCCGTAGTCACGTTCGCCTGTATCACCGACGCGCCATACTGCAGCGCGTTCGCGGTGTCATTCACGAATGCCGTGAGGCTCGCATTGCCGAGAGCGCCGAGCGCGGCGGTGAGCGCGTTGCCAGTGCTCGTGGCGGTGAGCGGATACAGGCGCTCACCCTGCTCGATGAAGGTTAGGTTGAGTTCGAAGTACCGCCCGTTTTCCCACCCTTCGCGACACTCGCCTTCGAGCCCCGCCACCTTGATGCGCCCGAGCGTGGGGTGCACGAGTTCGCCATCGCCATCGCCTTCGAAAGCCTTGATGAAGCTTTCGCGCTGCAGGTTGACGGGGCCGCCGCCATACACGGCGCTGTTTTCGATGAGAAACGCGGTGAGGTGAAGAATGCGCGCCTTGCGGCCCAGGTCCTCCGCCCACACGCCATCGCGCTGCGGATAGCTGTGAATGGCGGTTTTCCTGCCGAACTGTGTGTCGCCAGTCCACACGCCGAACGGCACGCCCTTGTAACTCGCCTGGCGAATGGCGGCCTGCCATGCGCCCGGTGCGCCGCCCGTGAGCGTGCTGGCAAGCGTCGAGGCAGCATTCGCGAAGCCACCGAGCGAACCCACCACGTTGAGGATTGTGGCTTGACCCATGATGTTTTTCCGCGTCACACCCAATTTTGAGTAAGCATCGGTTCACGCACGCGCGTGGTGGCCTGCACGTTGCCGCTACTCTTCGCGGTGGCCGTGGTGCCCTTCGGTGCGCCGCTGATGACTACCTCAACCAGTACCTTGCCGCCGCCGTCATTCGCGGGCCGTCCGTAACTGGCATACATCGGCTGCATCGCCGGGGCCTGGCTCGGCAGGTTCGCGCGCATCACACCACCCGCGCCACCACCGAAGGCACCGCCGCCGCCCATCTGTGCGGTCACCTTCTGAATGTAGCCGCGCGTTTCGGCAGGCATCGCGCCCATTCCCTTGCGCTGCACGTTCCCCATGCCCCAGTTGTAGCCCGCGAGCGCGGCGGGCAGGTTGCCACCGGTCTGCTTGAGCAAATCGGCATACATGCGCGCGGCACCCGTGGCGCTCTGCGTGAGGTCGTTGGGGTCCGTCACACCGTACTGCTTCGCGGTGCCAGGCATGAACTGAAAGTGCCCTTGCGCGCCAGCCGGTGAGGTCATGTTTTGCCCGCGCGTGCTTTCGGTATTCCACACCGCGTCGAGCAGGCCATTGGGCAAGCCATACTGATTCTCAAGCTTTGAAAAAAGCCCGCCAGGGCCTGCAGCGGCCCCGCCACCGCCCTGGCCCATCGAGGTGGGCGCAATGCCACCATCATTCGCGGCGGGCGGCATGGCGGCCCCTGCAGAGCCTGCACCACCTGCACCCATCGCATCGGGTATCGGTGCCACCGCACCGCCAGGCGCGGCACCGGCTGCACCGGCAGGCGCAGGCCCCGCCAGGGCCTTCGCGATATCGTCATTCGATGTGCCCTTCGTGCGAAGCCACATGGCCTTCGCGAAGTCCGCAGCGGGCAGCAGCGCCGACGCGCTCCACCAATTGCCTTTACGCACGGCATCAATGCCTTTATCGCGGTCGGTGTCAGGCAGGCCCACCGCCTTCGCCACACCGAGCCCCCCGATGGCCGCCACGCCCGCCACGCCTGCAGTGCCAACCACGCCGAGTGCACCACCGGCACCGGCCACGCCTGCGAGGCCGCGAGCCGCTGCAGGCGCGGCCACGGTGGCGAGCTTGAGCAGCGCGCCCGCCAGTGTCATCACCGCACTGATCGGCCCCGCGAGACTGATGGCGGCGATACCGATGAGCACACCCTTGAGGCCGCCGATGGCGGTGACGAACTGGCCCACGCTGCGCGCGACGTTCGCCCAATCGACCGATTTGATCCACTCGGCCACTTCCTTCACAAACTCGCTCACCTTGGTGGCGATGAGTTCGCGATTTTGCTGCACCCAATCGGCCAGGCCCTTGATGAGCGGTTCGAGCACCGGTATGAGCGCGTTGCCGATGGTGTTTTTAAGCCCCTCCATCGCCATGTCGAGCTTGGTGATGTTCTGCGCGTACTGCTGCGCATTCCTCACCTGCTCATCGCTCATCATGTTGCCGCTCTCGCGGCCTGCCTGCACGAATTCCTCGACGCCTTTCGCCCCCTTCTGCAGCATGGGCAATAGCGCCTCACTCACGCCCATCATCTGCAGCATGCGGCGCTGTACGGCGGTGTTGCCGTTCTGTGCCTGAATGACCTGGGCAAGCTGGCGAAGCGCGCGCATCGAGTCCACCGCACCGGTTTTCGTGCGCGTGAGACTGATGCCGAAGCGGTGCATGAACTGCGCCGCATCGTTATTGCGCCCATAGGTCGCATCCTCGATGGTGTCACCGAGCGCCTTGAGGCTCGAATCCATGTCGCTCGCGCTCGCGCCTGCCAGGCGCGCGGCATTGCGGTATGCCTGCAGGTCCTGGGTCTGAATGCCGAGTTGCGTCGAGGTGAGTGCGATTTCCTGCCCGAGCTTGCCCCACGAGTTCGCCAGTGCCATCACACCGGCCACGGTCGCCACGCTCGTGATGGCACCGATGGCGGGCACCAGTGATGCCACCGATTTCACTGCGCTCTGTGCGCCGCTCGCCACCTTGCCGAACGCATCGCCCACCTTGTTAAAGCCTGCCTCACGCGAGAAGTCCCCCACGCTGCGCTTGAGGTCCCGCACCGGGCTCGTGAGCTTCGCCATCTGCGCGTTGATACGGCGCACCGTGGCGGTGGCGCGGTCGACGGCGGTAATGGTGACTTTTAAGGGTTGAGCCATGGCACGGCCTTATGTGGGCGATGAGGGTGCGGGCGGCGGTGATGCGGCGGGCTGTCCTGCTTCGGCGCGCTGAATGCGCACCATCTGCTCATGCCACCACTGCAGGCGCGTGAGCGGCAGGCCCCACGCATCGTGAGGCCCCCAATGAAAAAACCGCGTGATCTCCGCTAGGGCGTCACGCCATTGAGGGGACCACGAAACGAAAAAAGGTCGAGATATGCACTCGCCTCCTGCAAATCGCGCTGCGCGATCTGCTCGACCGCCTTGCGCGGCACGCCTGCGATGAGGTGAATGAGCATCATTTTTTGGCCTGCGCCCGAGAATTCACGCGCCGCGCGGTCGAGCTGCCCGCCAGTGGGCTCGTGAAGCGTGATGGTGTCATACGTCACGGCGTTTTCGCCCGAGCCGATGGTGAGCGGCTTGCGCAGTTTGAGCACGTATTCTTCGGGCGGTTCGCTGTAGTCATCGCGCGCGCCGTCCACGCCTTCACCATCGGTGCCGTTGTTGTAATCGCTCATGTTTTCATGCCTCCTTTACGCTTCGGTCACTGAAAAACCTTCCCACTTCACTTCGATGGTGGCGTCGGTCGAGTGGGCCGTTTGATCCTCAATCGTCCACATGTTCCGGCCTATCACCGTTTTGCCGTTCGCGAGTTCGGTGACGATGGTCACGTTACGCATGGCGTTCAAATCCGCCACCGTGAGGCCGCCCGCATCGCGCAGCGTGGCGTTGATCGCACCTGGCCGTGGGCGTTCGCTGTAGCCGTGCACACCGTCCATGCCCGAGAGCGATTCGCGCGTGAAACTTGAGGGGTTGTATTCAAAATCACCGACGAGCATGTAGTTTTGCCCGTCAACAGTGATGTTCGCGGTGCCCGCGAGCCGGTTGGTGAAGTCCGCCATTTTCGTGCTCCATAAACACGAAAAGCCCCATATTCAGGGGCTTTTTCGATGATGAGGAAACGCGCGCGCAGTGCTGTGGTTACTGCAGCGTGAACTGGAAGAGCAGCGCAAAAATGCGTAGCTGGTTGATGAGAATGGCCGGATACAGCACGTCGACGCGGTTCGGATTCGTGCTGTTTATCTCCACGATGATGCCTTCGGCAAATACATCACTCTTCTGCACATAGCCGTCGTACTCAAGTTCCTGGTACTTGGCGATTTGCCCCGCGCGAATGATAGAAGGTGTGACGATGGCCGAGCCCGGTGCGAAGCGTGTGCCGTCCGCTGCGAGCTTCACGCGCGCATATTTGCTCGTGACATCGGCCTTGAGCGCGCGCAGCACATAGGCGATGGTGTTAAGCGTTTCCACCTGCAGATACGAATCATCAGGCATGCCGAACGAATTGACCTGATAGGTCGTAATCTGGTTTTCGATGCTCACGGTGCCATCCTGCGCCACCATGAAGGTGCTGATGCCATCCCATAGCAGCACGTTGCGCTCGGTGAGCGTGAAGCGGCTTTCGCTCGGCGGCGGCAGGATCGCGGGAAGCGTGACGGTCTGCAGCGGCAACGCAGGGTCGGCACGGGCCGAGACTGCCACCGCTGCGGTGAGCGAGGCGGCGAATTCCCAAGCGGTAGTGGGTGAATCGTAGAAGCCCGTCACACTCATGTGCTCATCATTGCGCGAGGTGCCGAAGGTGGTGAGGTCACCGAGCGTGCCACGATAGGCCGCATATCCGCCGCCATAAATCTGCTGCGCCCAGGACCACCGCCCCGATGTGCTCGAAAGAAACGCCTTCATCGCATCGAGGTTGCCTGAGTCCGTATAGGGCAGCGCGATAAAGTCAAAGGCATCATCCGCGAGGTTCGCGAGTGCATCGGTGATATCAGGATTGACCTGGCCGCCCGCCATCGGCGCGATGGTCACCGCCATGCCCACCGGCATCGCTTCGCCTGCGGCGCTGCCGCGATAGTTCAGGCGCACGTCGATATCGTTGCCCGCGAGGCCCGCATTCTTCGCGGTAAGCGTCACCACACCCGCCGCCGCCGCTGCGGTCACCGGCAGCAGCACATTGTTATTGATCGCTGCCGCGAGCGCCGTGGCCGCATCCGCCACGAGCATGGTGCTCGCCACGCGCAGGCTCACGAGCGTGCCCGCGATGTAGAGCGAGAGCACACCCGTGGCCGTGGGCGGGGCGGTGATGGTCACGGTGCCGGTGGCCTCGACCGCGTTCTCATCATCGGCCACGGGCAAATACCATAGCTCTCCGAATGAGTCGCCGGCACGATAGGCCGCCGTCATCATCGCGAGCATCGAGCCCATGCCGCCCACCTGCTGCGCGTCGGTGGTGCCCTGCGAGATTTGCGGCACGTTCGGCTTGCCGGTGCCGGTGCTCGTGATCTGGCCGATGATGAGTGCACGCAGGGTGCTCGCGCCGCTGTTCGCGCGGGAGTTGTCGAGTTCTGCGTAAAACAATGGCACGCGCAGGTTTTGCGGAATGTTTTTAAAGGGAATGGTCATTGCGTCACCCCGCTATCGGTAGCGCCTGCACCCGATGCACTCTTCGTGCTGGCCTTGGTGGTGGTGGCGGTCTGCGTGGTGGTGCCAGTGGTGGCCGGTGCATCGGCATTCACCACATCACCGTCGCGCAGGCGTCTACGCCAGTAGGTATCGCTTTCGTCCACGCGCAGGCCCTTGTCAGGGTCGACAAACTGCTGCGTTACCGGATCGCGGATCATCTTTCCCGGTGCGGGCTTGACGGTAATCATTTGGTTTCCTCATCAGGTGGGATAAGCAAAAAACCTTCATCACGCCCATCGGGGCCGCTCGTGCGCGGGGCGGGCTTCACTGCTTGCGGGAAAGGCGGGTTGGCGTAGGTGCCACCAGGATCGAATACGTTGATGCTGTCCACGTGGATACCCACCTGGTCGACTTCGGCTAGCGGATACGGATAGAAGTCCTCGGGACCCTGGTAATACTCGCAACCAATCTCAAACGTGAGGCGGCCCAGGTGCTGGTCGCCACTCGCATCGGTGGTGATGCGCGAACGAAAGAAACTGAATTGCTGCAGGATTGCCATGAGCGGCGTGTAATTGATGAGCGCGCGCTTGACCTGCTCGCGCATGCGCTCAAGGCAGTCGAGCGCATCGCCTGCGCTTGCGTCATCCTCCGCAGGATCGATCTGCACGCGCGCCTCAATGGCAACCGTGGTGACTACCGTGAATTGCGGGGCATTGCGCCCGAGCGAATCACCCGATTCTTCGGCCTCCGATACGAAAAGCACGGGATAGGTGCCGTCGAAGGTCGGCCAATCTCGCTGCGTGTAAATGTTCGTGCCCGCATCGGTTTTGCCCGTGAGCGCCTGCGCCGCCAGTTTCATCACATCGGTGCTGCACGTCATCGCGAGGCCCCCATGCGGTTAAGCTGCAGGCGACCCCCGCCGTGAGAATCCGGCATCACGTTGCGCACGATGAAGGTGAGGTCGAGACGCGGCACATAGAGCAAATCGTTTTGCTTCGGATCGCTCACAAACTGTGCGTAACGGATGCCCGCCGTGGGGCTCACGGTGGTGAAACCGATCTTTCCATCGTCCATCAAAAATTCACGCGTATAGGCGCGGTCAAAGATGATGTCGATGGCGAACGGCTCACCATCCTGTGGCGTGTAGGTAGCGGGCTCACCGAACACCGCGTGATCGAAGCACGGCGCGAGAACTACGGCATCCCAATCAATCACGGCTCACCCCTTCGGCTTCGTGGTGGGGCCGCCATCGCTCGCCTTGACGCTCACGCCCGCGTCGGTGCGCGCGGCTGCCGGTGCCGGTTCCTCTTCGGCCTTCAGGTAGCCGAGTGCGGTGAGGCGTTCGGCTTCATCGGCAGGCAGGCTCACGGTGTCACCTGCCTTGTATTTCTTGCCGTCATGCCGCAGCACGCGGCCCGCCGCCACTTCGGCGTCGACGCTCTTCGTTTCCTTCGCTGCGGTGTCCTTTTCTGCAGGCGTGTTGGTGCCGCTGCCGGTTTTTTCGGTAGCCATATCAGTGCTCCAAAGGGATGAGAAGAAAGGCGCGCGGCGCGGGTTAATGCAGGCGGTGCGCGCGTGAAGCGGTGCGGATCAATCCACGAGGGTTAATCAACTACGGGCGGGCACACGTTCGCCCCGAGCGAGGCGTTGACGCGCGAAGGAATGACGATAGGAGCGCTCTGCATCATGATGAAGCGTTGCGCCGGGTCCTCGTTAAGCCACGTTTTCGGCGCATAGGGCATCGGCGCGTAATTGAACGCGGGGTCGAGGATCATGCCGAAGGCGCGGGTACCCATGAGGTTCGGGCCGCTCATCAGCACGGTGCCATCGGGCAGCATGGGCATCTCGACGTTGGTCACCGGATCGATGTACCAGTCGTTGTACACCCACAGGTCGTATTGCCCCCAGCGGCCCTTGTACACCGCGCCGTGATCGATCTGCGCACCAGGGTTCATCTCGTTGCCGAACGGTGCGAGCACCGGAAAGAGCACGGCACCCTTCACCACCGGGTCGAGCATGAAGCGCTCGAAGGGGGTGGTCGTGAAAATAATGTCGGTCACGCGCGCGCCGCTCGTTTTGAGAATGTCATGCTGCCACGCGCCCACATCGCCCGTGGGGCTTGAGGTGCCTGCGGTAATGTTCGCGGCGGTCCATTGATTCGCGCCCGAGAGTGCTACGGATAGCGAAGCATCGCGCCCGAAGTCCACCACCACTGTGGGGAACCCGTCGCCCGCGATGGTCACCGATCCGCTAATCAGGGCGTTGGCCGCCATCCATTCGAGGCGGCGGTTGAGAATGTCAATCTGATCGGTCATCTCTGCCGCCAGGTTTGCCATCTCCCTTTCCGGGCCGGTGAATTCGCCACCGATGCGCTCACCGATCATGCGGCGCACGGGCTTGCGAAGGTCCGGTGCGCGCTTGTCCTTGAGATAGGCCGGTTTGAAAATGTTCGTCTGATAGCGGCGCTGTTCGACCAGCTTCCCCTCCACCATCGGTGAAACGAACGGGGCCATGCGGCGCAGGCCCACGTCGACGTCGATGCTCACCTCTTCACTGTCGGCGGTGACAATGTTGGGGAAAAACTTGTCCAGCAAAAAGTTTTGCGAGAGTTTCAGATTCGGCACCACCCCCACAAGGGTGTTGGTGTCATACGTGAAGCTGGTGGGCGTGCTCATGGCCTTGAGTCCTTATGAACGGGCGAAAAAAAACCCGGCACGGGGCCGGGTCTGCTCTCATCTGAGGTCCGCTTGTCAGGTCGGATCGCTCGCAGTAACCACAGAGGTTTTGATAAAGATTCCCGCGTTGCGCAGGTCCTGCATCTCTTCGCCCGTGAGCGTGCTGCCGAGCGGCGTGGTGCACGCGCCATTGAATTGCCCGGTGAGGTAGATGCCTGGGCCCACGGTGTCACCGCTCGGGTCGGGCAAATCGTCCACGAGCACACCACCGGGCGGCGTGGCGCTCGTGCCCGGTACATAGGCCGACCACTTTTCGGTGGCGGGGTCCATCGTGAGTAGCTGCCCGCGCTTGAGCGCCACGGTGCTATTCAGCGTGGCCCCTGCGAGCGTCACGATTTTCAGGTCGCCCGCGATAAGCTGATCGGGAATATAGGTTTCCGAAACCATGCCCGGCTGAAACGGGTTGTTACCCACGGGCGTCACATTGCTAGCCATGGCGTTGCTCTCCGAAGTGATGAAGCGTGTGTGCGGTTACTGCATGAGGCGTGTGCCGTTACTGCATGCCACGTGTGCCGTTACTTCTTCGGCTCGATGCCAAGCCGCCGGTTGTTGGCCGCAATGATCTGCTGCGCAAGCGTGGGCTTGGCACCGCCGCTGCTGCCTGCGCCCACATTCGGGATGGGATGGTTTGCCATGCGCTCGTCGAGGCCACTGCGTGCGCTCACCGTAGCGAAGGCCGCTGTGCCCTGCACGGTGGTTTCGAGCATGGCGATGGCGCTGGCGCTCGACAAACCGGTGTTAAAGGCAAGGTTCGCGGCAATATCGGGCCGTGCTCCGGCTGCAGGTGTGCTAAAGATGGCGCGGCACCGCGCACGCTCGGCCTTGCGCCCTGCACGCCAGGCCGCGTCGGCACTCTTCGCGCTTTCATCGTCACCGCCGCCATCGTCATCGGCTTTTGCCTTGCGGGCCTTCTTGCCTGCCGGTTCGTCGTCGTCCTTCTTTTCATCATCGTCACCATCTTCGGCCCCTGCATCATCGGGGCCTTTCTTTTCATCATCATCGCCTTCGGCCTTCGCGCCCTTGGCGTTCACATCATCTTCAAGCGTTTCCTGGTCGTCCTGATTTTCCTTCTTCGGCTCATCGGGGCCATCATCGGCCTTGGCACCCGTCACGCGCCCCATGAGGCCGCCGAGCAAATGAGCGAAGGGTTGGGCGCGCTTCGTGCCTGCAGTGGTTGCCATGGTCTTTCTCTCCAAAGGTGGGGTTTAAGCGCCTTGTATCGAGGCGAGCAGTGAGCGGAAAGCGGCATCAGGTGCCGCCACTTCGTCCGCGAGACTGGCGCGCACTGCCGCCGCGCCCAGGTAACAGGCCGCCTGCATGCCGCGCACGGCATCGGCGGGTATGCCGCGATTGCGTGCCACGGTCTGCACGAATAGCTCGCCCATTGAATCGATCTGGCTTTGAAAGCCGGTGCGGGCTTCATCGCTCAACGGCTGCTCGGGGTATCCATCGGCCTTGCGCTCACCGTAGGTGATGAAGGTGACGGTGAGGCCGTTTTCATCGAGCGCGCGGGACCAGTCCACATGCAGCATGAGCACGCCCACCGAGCCCGCCACGCCCGTGCGCGGGATGGTGATGTGATCGGCACTGCTTGCGATGGCATAGGCGGCGCTGCACGCGTTCTCATCGAGCACGGCCCACACCGGTTTGCGGCCACGCGCGGCATAGATGGCGTCGACCAGGTCAAAACACCCGGCTACCTCACCGCCCGGTGAGTCAATGTCAAGCATCACCGCCTTGATGTCAGGATCGATGAGCGCGGCGAAGTAGTTTTCCCTGATGCCGTCATAGCCCGTCATGCCGCTGTAGGGCTGCAGGGTGCCGAGCTTCTGCACGAGCGTGCCGGTGATCTCGATGCGCGCGATGCCGCTGCCGTTGATGTTCTCGTAGCCCGGTGTGGGGTCACGCGCGCCATCGTCAAAAAAATCATCGTCATCGAAAAACGCCATCGGCTTCATCGAATGACCGTCGAGGCGCGTGATGTGCGAGATGCCCATGCGTTCCGCGAGCACGGCCATGAGCACGTCGGCCTTTTCCGCGCGTATCGCGATGGGCACATTGAAAAGCTTCTGTGCGAGGTGGGCGAATCGCATCTAGATGGCCTCCGGTTTCTTCTGCACTTCGGTGGCGGTCTGCATGCCTGCCCAGGTGGGCACCGGAATACCGCGCTTTTTGAATGCCTTGATTTCACGCGCGCGCTGGTCGAGCACTTCCTCATAATCGAGGCCCTGCTCGGCACACTCGGCTTCGAGTGTGGACAAGCCCGCGTCCATGCCGAGCACTGCGCCCTGTTTCTCGGCCACCGGATCGATCCACCCACGGCCTGGGCCTATCCATTCGCAGCGCGAGTAGGCCGCGCGGAATTCATAGAACGGTGGGGCACCGGGCGGCAACGGCAGGCGGTCAACCTCAAACGCCTCTTCGAGCCACGCGCAAAAGATGGGTTGCGCGAAGCCCTGCGCGAATTCCTGGCGGCGGCGGGTCAGCGTTTTCCACGCTTCGAGCAGCGCCGCGCGTGCGCTCGAATAATTGACGTCGCTCCAGTCCTGCGAAAGCTGCTGTGCGCTCACACCGAGCGCACTGGCCGCGTTGCGCAGTACCGCGCTCTCGAAGTCCTTGAAGTTCGAGGTGGGCCGCGCAGCATTCACCGTGCTGATTTTTTCGCCGGGAAACAGGATCGGCATGCGCGCGTCACCGAGCACGATGCGGCGGTCGCAGTGAAAGGCCACGCGTGCGCTCTGGTAGCGCGAGAGTTCGCCCGCGTCATCGCCTAGTGCTTCCTCAACAAACTCGTGATCGAACGGGCTTTCGATATACGCGCCAAAAATCGCATTGATGATGCTGGCGTCGAGTTCGGTCGAATCGTATTTCACGAGCATGCGAAGGCGCTGCAGGATCGGCGTGAATATCCCGGCACCACCACGATGCTGGCCGCCACGGTCATGCTCGAAGTCATGCACCACCACGGGCCTGCCCCACCACGTTTCGCGCGGTATGCGTTCCCACGTCATCGACTCGACGGCGTTGTACCAATCACCGGCATGCGCCTCACGAATCCAGTAAGCTACCGCCGCGCCCAGGTCATCGATCTCGACACCGCCGCGCATGTAGCGTTGATCCCACTGCTGGTAAGGATTCGAGAGCCGGTCAGGGTCCACGATCTGCACCGCGGTGGCGTAGCGCGCGCGCCCAGGCCCCACGCGCTCGGGCAACCACTGCGCGATGCCCAGTGCCTCACCGTCAACCACCTTGTGACGAAAGCCGAGCCGCAACAATTGCGAGAGCGTGAGCGCCCGTGCGGTGTCACCGTAGCGCCCAGGATCGTTTGCCCACATGCGGTAGTGGGCCTCGACCGTGTGGCCGAATTCTTCGGCCCAATCGCTATCGAAGCCTTCATTGCCGGTGATCGCGGCAAGCGCGCGATAGTCCGGCTTTACGAGGGGCCGCAGGTTCGCGCCCACGGCATTGTCGAGAATGCGGGTCACCGCACCACTGGCCCACCCGTCATTGCGCACGAGGTCCCGCACGCGGGACACGATGCGGTCACGAAACGTGAGGTCGGTGTCGGGGCTCCCGAGATACGGCAACCAGGTGGCCATGTGCGCGCCGTAGATATCGGCGGCGTCATACGGCAATGTCTGCCCGCCCGCGAGCGCCGAAACGTGGCGCGATGGGCTCACGCTCATCGGCTTGCCCTGCGCGTCGACAATCGATACTTCGTTCGCCATAACGTTCACCGGTAGTAGAGAAACTGCGCGGGGCGGCGTGCGCGGCACACGAGGCCCAGGGCCTGCTGTAGCTGGCGGATGAGTGCGAGCACCTGCGCGGGCGTGGTCATCGTGTAGGTCACCGCGCGCGCGCCATCGCCCTGCGTGTAGCTGTAGCTCTGCCCCTTGCCGCCCGTCATCAGCAGCAGATACGCGTTCTGTGCATTGGTGAGGGCCTGCAGCAAATCGGCCTGGCTCATGCCATTGAAAATCGAAACGGGCGGGCAGCAGCAGTGCCGCACACCGTTGTAGGTGGGCACATCGCTCATGTGGGCACTCCGAATAGATTGCGTTTAGATTGAGCGCGGATTGACTCAAGCCAGGCGGCTCGCGATGCTGCGCGTGGCCGGTGGTGCACTCGTGCGGATCGTGGGGCCGCTCTGTGGCGGCGGTGGTGCCGGTGCCGGGGTCGAGCTGGACACGGGCGAAGCGTCCGCGCTCACTTCGATGTGCGGACCGTCATACGGTGCCGCCATCAGTTCGGTGCGGCGGTTCAACTGCAGGCCGAAGTGATACAGGCCGCACAGCGCCGCATACGCATACACGCGGCAATCGGTAGCTTCATTCGCGCGCCCGCGCGGCAGTTCCCACACACGAAAGCGGTGGCCGCCCACGGTTTTCGTTACCGGCACTTCGGCGGTTAGCTGCGCGAACCATGCGAGGTCACGGTCGGCAGGGAAGTGGCAATAACCGCTGCCTGGGTTCTCGATGTGAAGCCGCGCGCGCACCGTATCTTTCGCGGCATTCACACCGATGATGACTGGCCGGAAACTCGCCTTCGATTTGCGGCTCGGCTTTTTCGTGGGCCACACGGGTGAGCGTGCACCGCTGCGCGCGCTCTCGCCCTTGATGGCCCATATGTGCCGGTTCAATCGGGCTTTCGCAAACTCGTACACCTTCTGCGTGCAGTGGCCGCTATCCACACACGCGCCCATCGCGGTGAAGGGGCGGCCATCGGCGCGAATCAAAACCTGCTTGAGAAAGTCATCGACGCGCTCCCACACTTCGGGGCCTTGCGGGTCACCCTCAAACACCGTGTGATCGATCGACCATGATTCTTCATTGCGGCCCCACCCCACGCGCTCGGCCTCGATGCGGTCATCCTGCACATCGATGCCCACGGTAATCACGCCCACGCCATCGGGCACCGCTGCGGCCCACACCTCACCACGCGCCTGCAGGGCTTCGGTGCGCAGTTCCTTGCCCGCGTGTGGCCGGTACGGCAAGCCCGCCTGGGTATTCCACCAGGTTTGTCGGCGGTCCTCATCATCGTGCGCCGCTAGCCACTTGGCCGCGATCATCTGTGGCCGGTCTTTCGCCCATGGCGAATAGAGCTTGCTCGCCTGAAAGCCCGCGTGCGCGTTATCCACACCCCACCGGCCACACTCGGGACACTTCGCGCGATACACCGCGTGCACGGCGCTCGTGCTCCATGCCCATGCGTGGTCGACCGCGTGCTCATCGTCACCGTTTCGCCACGTGCTTTCGTAGATATCGAGCGGCACGTGCAATTTGCCGCAGCAGAAAAACGGGCGTGTCTGATGCCACCGGATCGTGGTAAGCGCTTCGAGCCGCTGCGCCTCACTCCATGCCGCGCCACACGCTTCGCAGTAGATGCGCGCGGTGCCCGGTGCGTGCTCATGCGTGTCGCCATCGGTGGCCTTATCCCACTGCACGTGCTTGAAGAATTCGGGAAAGAGCCGATGGCCGCAGTGCGGGCACACCATCGAGGCACGGCGCTGGTCGCTCTCCAGGTATGAGCGTTCGATGCGGCTTTCATCCTCGACCGTGGGTGAGCCCGCGCGGATCGAAAGCCAGTTCACAAAGGTGGCCGTGCGCTCTTCTGCGAGTCCAATCGGGTCACCCTCACGGGTCACCGGATAGCGGTCGACTTCATCGCAGAGCACCACGCGCACCGGCCTGCGTGCGAGGTTGTCTGCACTGCCGGCACCCGCGAGCGCGAGAAAGCCACCCGGAAACGCCTTGTAAAGCAGGCTCTCTTTTGCGTTGCGGCTCTTCGAGGTGCCCACAATCTCGCGTAGCACCGGGGTCACGCGAATGAGCGGCGTGATGCGCTCGCGTGAGAACTGCTCGGCGGCCTCTTCTTTCGGCTGCACGAGCAGGATGGGGCACGGGTCGAGGTGCGCGTAATAGCCGAACACGTTTTCGATGAAGGCCGTTTTCATCAACTGCGTGCACATCATCACCGTGATCGTGTGCACACCCGGCTCGGTCACCGCGAGCATCGGCCCGCGTGCAATCTCCACCGTCGAGGTTTGCCACGAGCCCGAGAGCGCACCGGCTTCGGGTGCAAGCTTGCGATAGCGGTCGGCCCAATCGCAAAGCGTGATCTGCGGCGGCGGTGTCCACCCCTTGCGCCATGCCGCGCGCAGGCTCTCAAGTTTCTGCTCTAGCGATATCAGCGCCATCAGGTTCACCCATCTCACTCACGTGCGCGTGCACGAGCCGCGTGAGCGCAATCAAAACGCTCTCCGGTTCGACGCCTAGCTCGGCGGCGAGATACGGCGCTATCCGTACAGGCCAGTTAAGCCAGTGGTCACGTGAGGCACGCGCCTGCTCGAAGAGCACCCGACGCGCTGCATCGATATCCACCACCACGCCCGCGCGCTGCTCGTATTCGAGCTTGCGCAGCGCCGCGAGCGACCGCTCTTTATCGAGCGAGACGATTGCGTATTCGCTCGCGCTCGTGGGCGGCGCATCGGTGGGTTTCTTCAGTGGTCGCCCGCGCTTTTTTTTTGGTGAGCCGTCCGCGTTTATTTCCGGCTCGCGCTCGGTGCGCATGTCCGTTTTTGCCGGGTTTTTTGCGGGCCGTTTCGGCTGCTCGCTCGCGCGCCACTTCGTGCGCAACTGCTTCGGATCGATGCCGCCTTCGGGCAGCAGCGCGAGCCGTCCTGCGCGAATGGCGGTGTGCACCGTGGTGCTCGAAACTTTGGAGCGCTTCGCGAATTCACCAATCGATAAGCCTTGCATAGCCGTTAACTTATGAACGAGACAAACCCATAGCTAGACGAAAAGCGAGCGCGCGCGATGCCCGCGTTTCATGGAGGGTCAGGAAGGACCCCGAGCAGGCCGGGGGGGCCGCGCCCGGTCGAGGATTTCGGGAGTCCCTTGAGAGCCCAAGGGGGGCCAACGTTGGCCCGACACGGGCTTCGCGCGCGTGCGCCTATGTGGTTGGGTGCTCGTGATTCGTGACGCTCGTGTCGAGCGTGCCGCTCACATCGACGCGCTCGGCATCGATACGAAAGTGCATGGCCTGCACCGCAGGACCAACACCGCGTGCGATCTTCACAATGAGCGATTCGAGGTAACGCACGCGCTCACGATCTGCGTGCCACATCTCTGCAATGCCACGCGCTTCATCTGGCGAGAGCGTCACCGACTCGCCATTGCGCTGTGCTGTGGCAGCAAGCGTGCACAGTGTCATCGGTTGAGGAATGAGGCGAGCCATGGCGCTCATCCATGCGAAGCCGATAGCACCGCATATGCGCGCTCTGAGCGGCTTTTGCGGTCGGGCCATCCGTTCGGCGTGGCCGTGCTGCTGGCCTGGCCGAGATTCACGAGGCGCGAGCATGCGAGCCAGTCACAGGCATCACCGTGGGCGCTCGCGCCGTGTGTGCTCCACCACCATGCGGCGATGCGCGCCGCGTCCGCAGGCAGCGAGGCAAGTGCAGGCGTGTGCACGAGGTCGAGCCCGAGCGCCTGCGCGGCGGCGGTGTAGTTGCTGCGGCCTGTGATCTGAATGAGCCCACGGCCAATGAAGCGCCACCCGTCACCGCTTGACTCGGGGCCGTTGCCCATGCGGTTCGCGTAGCAGTTATTGGCGATGGCTTCGGGGCGGCGGTCAAGCTGCAGCGCGAGCGCATTGGGCACCTGCTTGCCCGCGCGCGTGCCGCTGCTGTAACGGTTCGGCCACGTGTTCGCGAGGCCCTGCGCCGAGTAATTGAGGTTTTCAGTGAGCATCGTGAAGTCAGCAGACTCATGGCCGCACTGCGCGAGAAAGGCCGCGATATCGCCCGCCGTATCGATGCCGAATTCTGCGAAGGCTTCGTTAAGGGGGTCGAGCCAGGCGTGCGCATTCGCGCGCGGCACCGCTGCGCCGAGCGTCGCTAACGTGAGGATCATGAGGAAACCCGAAGGAAAAATGCGAAGGGGCTTTGAAGCCCCTTGGAAGGGGCTTGGAAGGGGCTTGCGTGTGCTGTGAGGCTTATTCGCTGCTGCCCATGAAGGAAGTGATGATGCCGATGAGCCCCGCGAACGCTGCAATGGCTTCGGCTATCTGGTCGAATAGCTCGGTATGTATCTCGATGCCGAGCGCGGCGAGCAGCGCACCCACGCTCGCATAGAACGCGGGCAGGCGTAACACCTTGAGCAGTGCAAGCATGGACAAACTCCGGTGAGTCTTTACGGGGGCTTTACTTCTTCGCGGTAGCGATGGCGCGCGCCATGGCCTTATCAAACTCGGGCCGCATGTTGCGCTCGATGGTTTCGTGCGCCGTTTCATCGAACGGAAACTGTTTCTTCACCGGCTGCGGATCGGTGAAACGCACGAGAAGCTTGAGCCGCCCCACGTTGCCGCGTGGTGTGGCCGGTGCGCCGTGGCGCTTGCCTGCGCGTGCGCGCTGTGCCTTGGTGGGGCGCTTCGCACGCTGCCACACGCCATCGATTGATTCACCGTTGGCGGTTTTGACGGTGCCCACGAACACGTTGGATTTACCGCGCAGGCGCGAGACAGTGCCGCGCGGCAGGCCGCCGTATTTGTTCAAAAGTCCGGGGTCTTTCGGATTGAAGGCCGCGCGGCTCGTGCCGGGTGGTAGCTGCGTGCCGCCCTGCTTGTACGGCTCAAGATACTTCGCGGCCACGGGCTTGATGTACACCGTGGCCTCGGGATTCGCCTTGCGCGCCTTGCGCACCGCGACACTATTGACGGTAAAGGGTGTGGGCCGGTCGAACGTGGTGCGCATCTGCTCGCGCTCGGCGGCCTGCACCTTCGCGGCCACGGCATTGATGGCCTGCGCAGTGGCGAACGGCACCTGATTGCGCGCGAGGTCATCAAGCTGCCGCGTGATCTGCTTGATGTTGCTTCGGATATCGAATCGGAACATGAGCGCGAGGGGCCACAAAAACCGAAGGCCCCGCCGCTACTGAGAGCGTGGGGCCTTCGGGTACTACGGCGGCGGCAGCAGGTGTCTGGTTTGGTCGCAGGAATCACGTGTATTGATTGTTAGCGATTATTGTGCATGCGATGCCAATACTCAAGTTTTACTGGCCTTTCGGCACCTCGTGTGCATCGGCAAACAGTAGCGGCGCTAATGCTTCTTCGATGGCCGCCCATGCGTCATCGAGCACCCCGCGTTGTGCCTGCTCGCCCTTGCGCCCGCGCCTGCCTTCGAGCCACAGGCGCAGCGCCGCATAGTGGTGACTCACGGTGTTGCGGTGCACGTCACACCGCTCGGCAATGGTCTTTAGCTCGGCGCTCACCCCGAAAATGCGCTCAATCACCGCGCGCCTCACCTGGTATTTCGAGAGGCCGCCGCCCGTGTGCGCGACGCTCTGCTCGGTGAGCCACAGAATCACCGCCTGCCACTCGGGATTGGGCCGATGCTTCGAGCAGCAGGCCGCCCCGCAGTAGCACGGAATATCGCGCGGGGCGGTGCGTGCGATGAGTACCGCGAGATACAGGTCGGGCAGCGCCCACAGCGCGCGCCGTATCATGCCCGCCTGCCCTGCGCCATCGAGGCCGACGAGCCCCTTGCCATTGCCGAGCGGGGGGCCGCCGAAGCGCTTGCACAAAAGCGATTCTCCATATTGGTGCGCCGTGTAGCTGAGTGCAAAGCGCACCGCATCGAATGCCGATGTGAATACGAGTTCGTCGTCGTCCATCACTCCCCCGTGAGAATTGCGTCAACCATGGCGATGCGCTCACCCATCCACCGCATCACCGGCACCGGCATCGAATTGCCGATGGCACGATAGCGCGGGCCGTCCGCTGCGATGCCGCCGCGATAGGGCACGCGTGTGTAGTCATCAGGAAAGCCCTGCAGGCGCTCGCACTCGCGCGGCGTGAGGCGGCGCACGCCGTGCGTGGTGAGCGCGGCAGCGTGGCCGTTGGTGTGGCCTTCATGGCGAAGCGCCCCAGCTACATCGCCAATTGCAAAGCCGGTGTTGCCGCCCGCCGTGGCATCAAACGCGATGGGCAGCAGCGTTTCGACGGCGGCATCTTGCCGCTCATTGCTGCCGGTGAGCGCGCGGGCAATGTCCGGTATCAGGCCGCCGCCGCATTCGAAGTCGGTGCCGAGCCCGCCACCGCCGCGAGTGCGTGCGCTAAGGGTGCCGGTAACACCTTGCCCCTTGCTTCGGCTCGGCGCAGGATGCCCGAGCAGGCCCGCGCGCTCAAAAAGTACCGCTGCAGGTGGTCGCCAGTCTCCAGGATATCCGACAACGAACACACGCGAGCGTCGTTGGGCCAGGGCGAAGAATTGAGCGTCAAAAACGCGGTAGGCGAACCCATACCCGAGCTTCGCCAGGAGCCCGAGCAGGGCACCAAAGGCCCGCCCATCGTCCACTGACAGGACACCGGACACATTTTCCCAAACGATCCAGCGGGCAGCGAATCGGTGAGCAGCGTGAGCGAAGGCGAGCATGAGCGCACCACGCTCATCACCCAGGCCCGTTCGCGGTCCTGCGATTGAATAACTCTGGCAGGGAGTTCCGCCACAGAAAACATCGAGAGTTGCATCGGGCCACTCCGCGTATTGGGTCATATCCCCAAGGTTCGGCACGTGAGGATAGTGATGCGCGAGCACCGCGCAGGCAAAAGCATCGATATCCGAAACAAATTCACAGCGCCACCCGAGCGATGCCCATGCCACCGACGCGGCCTCAATGCCGCTGCACACCGAGCCGAACACGAGGGGCGCGCGCATGAGCATCATTCGGCCTCATGTTCGTGATGCTCGGCAATCCACGCAAGTGCCGCGCGGTGCGCTTCCACATAGCTGCGCGTGGGGTGCGTGCCCTGCTCGACGCCCTGGCGGTAAGCGCGGCCTATCCATGCGCGCAGGTTGTTCGGCAGCGCATACCAATGCTCGCGGCATCCCCACATCGAGCGCGACACAGGCCGCTCGCAACCGGGCCATGGGCAGCGGTGAAAGGCGCTCATGGTCATGCTGCCGGTTTTGCGCTTGCCGCACCATCGGCATACGCATCGAGCGCATCGGCATGCCGCAAGTGCGCGAGCCCCACCTTGCGGTGTTGGCTGGCATTCCATCGCACTTCGACGGGCGTCAGGGCTTCGAGTAGGCGGTAAAGCGGCTTTTCACCGCGCTGATGTGGCAGCGGGTAACGGCGCTGCAAAACGCCGGTGAACATATCGCCCTGAATGGCAACAGTCTCGTCGCTCTCGGCACCATAGTTGCGTGCACACTCTTCGCGGGCAATCGCGAGAATGTATTGCAGGAATCCATAGCGTTCCGCAAAAGTGCCCTTGCCGCTTTCGAGCTTGTGCTGCACATGCGTGGCTACTGGCACATAGTCAATATCCTTCACGCGCCTTCGGTCGAGCGCAATGATGGTTTTGCGCACTCTACGCACAATCAGTTCACGCGGGCCGCTGCTCATGATGGCTCACCTCCTTCAATCATCGCAGACAGGAAACCCACGAACGCGGGCACTATTCGCAACACGTCTGCCTGCTGCGTTGTGGTCATGGCCTCAAACAGTTCGCGCGGGTGTACAGCGCTCAAACCTTCGCGCTCAAAATCACGCACGCGGCCCCACACCCATAATGCCCGTGGGTTCATGCTGTTGATGGTGGCACGCACCGGATCGGGCCGAGTGGGCTCCTGGCGTTCGATGATGCTGGCCGCCGTGATCGGCTGGAATTCATCGGCAAGTGCCTGCTCAAATTGCTCATCAGGCACCTTCGAAAGCTGCTGCCATTGTGAGGATTGATCGCGCGTGATGCCAATATCGGACAGGCGTTGAGGATGTGTCGAATCACGCGACACATCCTCTTTTTTCACGTGCTGGTTACTGCCGCTTGGCTTCGCCTTTGGCGCGGCCTTGAGCAGTTCGCCCGCGTGCCGTTCGGCGCGCACCCGAATGCGCTGCGCGGTGCGCTCGGCTTCGAAGTTCTGCGCCTGCCGCGCATACACTTCGAGCGCCATGGCTTTGTCGCGCAAGTCTTTCACCTCATCAACGGCTTCGCACTCGGCAATCGCGCGGCACATCGAGTCGTAACGTGAGGTGATGGCGTGGCCTGCCATAAAGCGCCGCACCTCAATCACGAGGTCGCGCGATGCCTGAAAGCGTTTCGCGATGGCGGTGTTGGTTTCGGCGGGGTTTGCCTCGATGGCCGCGCGTATCGCATCACGGCGCTCGGCGCGTTCGGTGGTGGTGCTCATTCGCGCGCTCCGGTGGTGGCCGCATAGTGGCGGTCAATCCGTTCAATGTCCGCGATGATGAGCGCTGCCGCGCGCACGAGGTCGCGCCGCGCGTTCTTCGGCTTGTGCCATTCGGTGCCCCATCTATCCCACACTTCGAGCGCGCCATATGTCTGCGTGCGATAGCCGCAGGCATGAAGCGCGAACACTGCAGCGGCCTGCGATAGCGTGCCATCATCATGGCGGTCATCGTGTTCGGGCGTCCATCCCTCCTCGCTCACCTGGCGCGCGCGCTCGGCCATCACATCGCTCATCGCGCGGCTCGGCGCTTCGATCATCTCGCTCATTCTTCCTCTCCCTTGAGGTACAGCAAAATCCGCTTTTCAGCGGGTATGAGCGCCGCGATTTCTTCGAAGCTGGGCGGCGGCGCTTCGCCCAAAAATTCGCGCTTGAGCCCATCGAGATTGAGCGCAAATTCATGCGTCCACACGGGCCGCCCGAGCGCCTTTTCGATGGCCTCATGAAAGACCGAAAACGGCATGCATAGGCGCGGCTCGAATAGCTGGAATTTGGCGCGCTCGTGGTAACTCATCTCACGCCAGAAGCCGGATTCGAAGAGCCCGCACGCTTCGTCGTAGGTCACTTGGGCTCTCCCACGGCAAGCGCCGGGTCCGCAGGTATGTGGCCGGTGGCGAGCGTGATGCGCGCGAGCCGCGCCACATCGATGAGCACCATGGCGCTCGTGGTGGTTTCACACATATCCACGATGAGGCGCAGCGCTTCGCGTAGCGCTTCGTTTTCCTGCCTCATGTGCGCAAAGTGCGCATGGCCGAATATGGGTTGTGTGCGTGGCAGGTTCATGCGAATTCCGAAAGTGGGTCGTAGTCAGGTTCGAGCGCAAGCGCGATCTGCTGCGCCTGCAGGGCCTCGACGGTTATCTCGGCGCGCGGGTTCGCGCGGTCGATGCCATGGAAAACAAATTTTTGCCTCACCTGGCGGTCGTTGATGTACACACCACGGCGCAGGCATACGCGCACATCACGGCCCTTTTGCTTCGTGGTCCGATACTTCGATTGGAGCGCGTCGAGTATCACGCTCTCATCGAGGTCGGGCCGCTCGCTCGCGTAGAAAATTTTGATGATGACGCGCACGGGGCCGGTGAGTTCGACGCGCGCGCTCATGGGTATCTGCAGCATGGCCTTGTGTTCGTAATCGCGCGCCTTGTCCGATTTGATGCTCATGGGCCGCGTTTTCACCTTGCCTTCGGCATCGCGATACCTGCGCGCCACGATCTCGCGGCTATTCGCCTTCGAAGCTGGTTCGCCCTTGATGACGAATGAAACGCGGCTCATAGCAGCGCACCTTGCTCGATGATGGGCGGCGGCAGTTCCTCGAATAGCGGGGCCTTGCGCTGCGCGTGCTCGATGCGTTCGCACGCGAGGTCGAAGTAATCGCGGCGGCATTCAATGCCCGTGAAGCTGCACCCCATGCGCACCGCTGCCACGCCCGTGGTGCCGCTGCCCATGAATGGGTCGAGGATCGTGCGCGGCGTGCCTGCCTTCGCGATGCACCACGCCATGAGCGCTAGCGGCTTTTGCGTGGGGTGGCCGCACCGCTCGTGATTCGTGGCCGATATCGTGTGTTTGAAGTAGCCCGCCAGGCGGTCGAGATTCGTCCACGCGAGTTCTACACGGGCGAACGATTGCGGCCCATCGGGCTTGTGCCACACGAGCCAACACCGCGAGGGCGGCAGTGCGTAGTGATTGCCGCCCCACACAATCGCGTGCTCACCTTTCGCTATTACCTCATCGATGTTGGTGACGGGCTCGGCATCCCAATGCGCGGCTTGATGACCTGCCATGCGCCGGTACATGGTCGGGTGTGCCGGGTAGTTGATGCCGAAGGGTGGATCGGTTATCACCGCTTCGAAGCGCCCGAGCGTGGGCAGCACGTCGCGGCAGTCCGCGAGCACGAGCGTGGCGCGTCCGATGGTTTCGCGCAGCATGGCTTAGAGCATCCCATTCGACTTGAGCACGCGCGTGATGTGCTCTCTCACGAACGTGGCGACGCGCTCACCTGGCACGAGCACCGGAATGCGCACGCTTGCATCGGCCATCGGTTCGGCCTGCGCGAGCCCCGCGCGAAGCTTGAGCGGCACCGCGTGAAAGGCGATGTGAGGAAACACCATCGCTATTTCGTCCAGGTCTTCGAGCAGCCGTAGAAGCCCCTGATGCACGCGGCGGCGGTGCTCCATGCACGCATACACGCGCTCCACCGTGATGGGCTCACCGCGCTCGTGGAGCACGAGCATGTGCCGCCAGATTTGCCCATGTGCATCGTGCGCGAAGTGCACCGGCTTGAGCCAGTGCACCACATGGCGGATTTGCGTGTGCTCATGCAGCACGCACGAGAGCACGCGGCGCTCGGCTTCGGTGTGTGGATCGTTCTCGAATTCGATCATCATCGCTCTCCCTTGGGTTAATCGTTGTCATCGCAACCAGGCTCACGCGGCGCGCGGTGATGCGTGGCGTCGTATGCCTCGATGGCTTCTTTCGCGTAGGCGATTTGCTGCGGCGTCACGTGCTCGCCATCGGCGGCGCGCTGCAGCACGCGATAAGCCCATCGAATGTCACCGCCCGCAGGCGTGCCGCGCTGGCTCATCACGCTGCCCGCCATCTCGCGGATTTTCGCGAGCTGTGCGCGTGCCTCTTCGGGCGGTGTGCGGTTCGCTTCGTTCGTGAGCGCGAGCACGTTTTGCCGGTACATCGCCGGGTGTGGAGCACATAGCGCGATGAATTCGGGCAGCGTCGGACACTTGCGAGTGTGGTAGAGCGCGCTTGCGCCACGCAGGAGGTTTTCGCGCGAGATGCCACGCAGTGCGGCGCTCCACTCCCCCTGCACCTCATCGGCGTCGACCGCGCTCCACAGGTCGAGGAACTGCGCGCCGTAGATGTTCGCGAGCTTGCGCCATAGCCATGCGCCGCGCGTTTCAGTGCTTGACGACATGGCAGTCCTCCGGCGGCAGGTCGAACACTTCGCCCTGCGAACGTTCGCGCGGCCCCACGCCGAACGCGGCGGCGGTGCGCTTGCGTGCTTCGGTGAGCGTTTCACCGCCGTGGCCGTTGCCATTGCGCAGCGTGCCGCGATTGCGCACGTCGCGGCACCGATTGCGCCACGTGGCAAGCCAGTCGAGCTTGACGGCATCCTTGCCCGGCAGCGCGTGCCAGTAATCCGCGAAGTTAGCGGCCACTTCGCGCACCTGCGCTTCGGTGAAGCCGCATTCGCGCATGGCCCACTCGCCCCACGCGCGCGGTAGCTGCCATTGCTCGGGCAAACGGGTGCCCCGCTCGGCCATCTCTCTCGCCCGCGATTTTTTCGCGGGCGTTACGGCGTTCGAATTTTCCGGGTCCGGCTTTTCCGCGCCCTGGGTCGGGGGGGACCCGAGCGAAGCGAGGGGGGGGCCGGAAGGAATAGAAGAAACAGAGGTACTAGAAACGACAGAAGTATCAGAAGTACGTGCCCGGTCGGTTCCATCCTGGGTGTGAACTGGGTCATACCCAGGTATGAACCCGCCCGCGCCTATAAATTGCGCCCTTGTCTGGCGGGCCATTGCGGGCGGCTCGGGCGGCGCCGGTAGCACGCTTGCTGCTTCCTTTGGGTGCGGGTGCTGGTGCTTGCTCCACTTCGTGACAGCGATGAGCGGCGTCGCTTCGATGACGTAACGCACGATGAGGTTGCGTCGGTCGAGCGTTTCGAGCATCACCTCGACGTGCTCATCGGTGATATCCAGGTCATAAGGAAACGCTTCACTACGGATGACGCCAGGCACATCCTCTAGCCGCCCTTCGCGGTCGGCCTGGGTCCATAGCGAGATGAACAGAATCCGGCACTCGCGCGGCGTGTGCTGAATGTCGGGCGAGCGGAAAAAACCGCCCTTCACGATGCGTGAGCGTGGCATGGGCTGCCCCCTCAATCCTTGAGCGCCGCGCATTCTTCGTCGGTGCTGCCGATAGGGAAAAGGCAGGTTCCAAGCTGTCTCGCGAGCAAGCGCCACCCGATGCCATAGTCGGGGCGAAGCGTGAGCGGCGTCACGTCAGGATGCTGCGCCACGGCCACGATGAAGGGCACGCGGTCGAGCGGCACGAGGTGATCGCGCTTGAGCCAGTTGTACACGTTCCCAGGGGGCACGCCGATGGCGCGCGCGAAGGCGTTCTGGCTGCGCGTGGATTCGATGGCGAGCACGAGCGCCGGAATGCCGGGATAAAGCAAATCCTCTTTTTCGACGGGCATCTCTCCCTCTCCCTTGTGGTTAATCGTCGGGGGCTGCGTTACGGAAAATAGGCCGCCGTGAATGCACAGTCAATAAGCCGAATTCGCGCAAAGCGGCATTCGGCCTCGTTTCCATTCAATTGGCGAGAATTGGGCGGTTTCGTGCAAAAAGTCTGATTGACACTCACACAAGTGGTCGCTCTTCCTTGTCACACAAGGCGATGCCTCGAACGATTCGTTATTATGCGAAATACAATTTCCGCTACTTATTAATTAACGATCTATCGAATGCGGTCAATTTGCGGACGAAATGCGGACGAAATGAGGCCGGCCCTTTATTCAAATGACGAGAATGGGCGGCTTTAAAAAAATTTCTGTCTTGCATTCTCGGGTGGTGCTTTATATCGTTCGTTTCCACATCGCACCGGTCTGTGGAGAGCACGTTGAACGCCTACCGCTTCGGTTCACGCACACCCATGAGCTATCGCACCATACTGCGCACGATCCCGCGCGCGCTGCGGCGCGCATGGTGGGCGCAGCGCTGGCAATTCGATGAGCCACGCGTCGCGATCTCGCGCCTGTACGGCATCAAGCTGGCCTGGCAGGCATGACACAGGGAGAGCGCCAATGAACGCGCAGGACAGGTGGCTAGCCACCCGCAAAACGGGCGTAGGCGGCAGTGATGCCGCCGCCGCGCTCGGGCAGTCAATGCACAAAACGGCATTCCAGCTATTCCAGGAAAAAACCGGCCTCATTGAAGCGCAGATAATCGGCCTCGAAGCCATCGAGCGCACCGAATTCGGCAAGCTGCTCGAAGCGCCGATTGCGATGATGTACGAGCGCCGTTATGGCGTGAAGCTGCGCCGCCATCCGAAAATCATCAGGCATCGCAAATACCCATGGATGCTCGGTTCGCTGGATCGCACCATCATCGGCAAGCGTGAAGGACTGGAAATAAAAAACGTCGATAGCCTGGCGTATCGCTTCGGCGCGTGGGGTCCCGAGCACTCCGATGTGATTCCTGCCGAATACACGTTGCAGACCATGCATTACATGGCGCTCACCGGCTATGAGCGCTGGCACCTTGCGGCCTGCGTGGGCGGCAACCGCCTGGTGGTCTATCACATCGAGCGCGATGAGGAAATGATTGAAATGCTCATCGATGGTGAGCATGAATTCTGGCAATACGTCGAGCGCAACGAGCCGCCGCCGCTTGACTACGCGCACCGCACCGCCATCGATCTTTTGAAGCGCATGTATCCCGGCACCGATGGAAGCACGATGCGGCTCGACGCCACGTGTGAAGGCATGCACCACGCGCGGCTTGAGTTCGAAGAGCTTGCGAAGGAGATGCAGGCCGGTGCCGATGCCGCAAAAGCCTTCATCCTGCATCGCATGGGCAGTGCCGCGCTCGGCACGCTGCCGCACGGTGGTGGATACCGCCGCAAGGTGGTCAACCGCAAGGGATACGAGGTCGAGCCGAGCACGTATGTGGATTTCCGTTACACCAAAAAGGGAGAGCCTGAATGAACGATCTGGTTGAGTCACCATTCGCGGGCCAGTCACCCGTTGTGGCCGATACCGCAGGCGCGCGCCAGGATCAAATGCGCGAGCTTGCCGACCTGCGTGTGAGTTACATGCTGGCCGCCGAACTGCCGCGCAATCCGGTGCGCGCGATGGATCGAATTTTGATGGCATTCGCGCGCGAGACGCTGGCCGAAAAAAGCCAGTACAACTATTCGAAAGGCGGTAATGACATTCGCGGCCCGAGCATTCGCGCCATGGAAGCCATCGCCACCGATTGGGGCAACCTCGACACCTCATGGCGCATGAAGTCACGCGGCATCGATGGCGCCGGCATTCCATACACCGAAGTTGAGGCATGCTGCGTCGATCTGGAAACGCGCACACGCAAGCGCATCGGCTTCATCGTGGCGCACTGGCGGGACAGGAAAGAGAGCAAAGGCGGCGGGTATGTCCTGCACGACGAAAGGGAAATTTACGAGCTATGCGCGAACATGGCGCAGCGCCGTTTGAGGGAGTGCATCAAGGCCATGATTCCCGCCGATGTAACCGAGCGCGCCATGCTGCAGGCCGACACCACGCTCAAGGCGAAAGCCGATACGAGCCCCGAAGCGATGCAAAAGATGGTTGAGGCATTCGCACAATGGAATGTCACGAAAGACCACATTGAAACGCTGATACAGCGCCGCCTTGATGCCATCACGCCGATGCAGGTGGTGACGCTCAAGCGAATCTATGTGAGCCTGCGCGATGAGATGAGCGAGCCGCGTGACTGGTTCGAGATGGGCGAAGGTGATGGCGCGGGCGAAGGCGCAGGCGCGCAGGGTCCCGATGATGGCGGTGGCGGCGGCGGCACCGCTGCGGTTAAATCGCGCATGAAGAAAAAGGCCGATGCGAAGGCCGCAGCGCCGAAGCCTGCACCGAAGGCGAAAGACAAGGCCGACGATGGGCCGCTCATGTATGCGGTGGTGGCCGCCGCCATCAATGACGCGCAAAGCACCGACGCGCTCGATGCCGCTGCGTTCCTCATCGAGCGCGTGGCCGATGCAAACCACCGCACCGAGCTTGAGCAGTTGTACAGCGCTCGCGCAGGGGAGCTTGATGATGAAAGCTAAGACCATCGCGGGCGAATGGCAGCGGTATGGGGCCGATTGTGTGCCGCAGGCTGCAGGCCGTGAGCAGCGCAGACAAACGTGTTACGCGTTTTATGCGGGCTTCGACGCCATGCTGCAATTCTCCCTTCATCTCGCCACGCTCACCGATGCCGAAGCCGTGGCGGCGCTCGAAGCGGTACACCGCGAGATGCACGCGTTTCGCGCCATGCTTGAGAAAGGGGGCGTCGATGAAATTGCCTAGCCTTTCCGAAGAGTGGGCGCTGTTTCAGTTCATGGTCGTGCCGCGCAATGCGTCCATCGAGACGCGCACGAGAATGCACGTGGCCTTTTATGGCGGCATACACGTGGTGCTCACGCACATGAGTGCCATCATGGACTGTGAAAACAGTGATGAGGCGCATGCGGCCTATCAAACCATGTTTGAGCAAATGAACGCCTATCACAATGCGATGCGCACCGAACTGCGCGAACAAAGGGAGAGTGATGATGCTTGAGCTAACGCGGCACCCCATGAAAATCGCACACCTGAATGTGCGCAGCGAAAAGCACGGCGAAGAAGAGGTGCCGTGCATCGATATCACGCTGAAGTTTGAGATAGCCAACACCGTGCTCGATTCGCTTGCACCTGGCCTGCGCGTTTCGCTCTATGAGAGTGCCGAAGGCGACGCGGGCCTGCTCGATGATACCGACCACGCCACACACGTGAGGTATCCGAAGCTGGGCACGCTCTCGTGGGCGGGCCGGTATTCAGGCGTGGGCGTGCACATGCATTCGGGCAATGGCAAGGCGAAGGGTGATCTGATCTTTCCCGATGCCAAGTGGGCGAAGTTCACCGTGAAGCCGCTAGAGGGTGGCACGTGCTCGTGCAGTTCGCAGGCGCGCGTGATGCCGAGCCCCGATGAGGCCGGAAAACTCACGGGCCTGCTCAAGCATGAAGTGCCGGTGAGCATCGATCTGTCGAACGCCAGTGATGGCGATGATGATGGTGATGAAGAGTGAAGCCGTTAAACACACACGAGGTGACACCATGAAATTTACCACTGCGATGCTCCCTGGCCTGCCCGCGCAGGATGTTTTCGATATCGCGGCATGGCACATGCTTGAGCAGAATGCCCGCGCGAGTAACGGCAGCATGTGCCAGTATCGCGGGCCAAATGGCCGCCGCTGCGCCGTGGGGTGGCTCATCCCTGATGAGGAATATCACCCGAGCTTCGAAGGCACCGGCATCGGCGGCCTCATTGCCGAAGCGAACAAGCAGCGCTGCTCGCCTGAGTTCGTGGCGTTCCTCACCGAGCATGCGCCGCTGTTGGGTCACCTGCAGAGCGCGCATGATCAGTGCCCCGTCGATGCATGGCCCACGGTGCTGCATCAGGTGGCACTGGCCCACGGCCTGCGCAGTGGCGTGCTCGACCACTTCGAGGCAAAGCGCCGCGAGTGCTACATCGAAGAGCGCTCACACCGTCAAAACAGTTTCAGTTTCGGTGATGCCATGCTCACCATCGGTGCGGTGAAGATGCCGGTGCTCCAGGTCATCTATGAGCCGCCGCCCATCGCGTTCATCGATGTGAGCAAGCCCGCCACACATGAGTGCAACATCGGCATGATCGTGCTGCACCTGCAGGATGAGCTAGCGAAGGCGTGCGCGCTGCCCGCCGCACTGCTCTCACCCGTCACCCAGGAGAAAGGCCATGAGTTCGCAGAGTATGAAGAAGCGCGAGAAACTGCGCCCGCCTGATGCGCACGTCGAGCGCATCGACCGCTTCGAGCCGGACTATGAGCAAGAGTGCGAGACGTGCGGCGCGAGCCCCACGGTGATCGTGCTGCGCGACGGGCAGGTGATTGCCGACGCGGGATTGTGTGGCCCATGCTCGTGGGGCGAAGCGCGCATGGCCGATCCTAGCCACTGGAATGATTGAGGTGAAGCGATGGAATCCGAACCGGATGAAGCGGTCGAGCGCGCTGCACTCAAGGCCGCATGGGATGCACTAGCTCCCTATCGTGCATGCGATGAGCAGGACAGCAAAATAGGCATGCGTGCTGTATTGCAAGCTTTCCGCGTCGTTGACGATATAACGCGCGAAGGCGAGCGGTGCGGTGGCGATGTCGCGCATATCGTGGCATCGGCATTGATGTGCGGGAAATTTTGCGACGAGGATGCCGCGCCCTATGCGGCCCAAAGCGTCAAAATGATCGTGTTTGCCCAGGCGTGCATTGCACTCAATCTGCTTTCATCGGTGCAGGGTTCCTTGTATGACTGCGATGAGTTGCATGGCAGTTATATGGCCGGTGAGGCTTTGCAGTTGGGTGGTATGCGCGAAGAGTAAATCCATGAGCCCACGGTGCCGCCGTTGCGGCCTGCCCTTCACCGATGCGAACGTGTACAGCGAAGCCGGTTGGCTCGAAACGGGCATCAGTGGGCTTTGTGAGGTGTGCTTCGATGCGATGGCAGCGTATGAGGTCACCGAGCCCACCACGGGGCTGGTGATCGGTGAGGCAGGCATCAGGGAGAAAAAAGATGAGCAGGATTACAGTTGACGCGCTAGAGCAGATGAGACCCCAGGAGCTATTTAATTTCATGTGCTCTGAACTACTGGCGCAGGGCAAGCGCTCAACCACATTCGACGGCTACCGCTGCCAGTATCGCGGTGAAGGCGGCACCAAGTGCGCGGTCGGCATGCTGATACCTGACACGCTCTATCGGCGCGGCTTTGAATTCACGAGCGTAAAGGGCCTTTGTGATCTCATGAGCCACACGCACGAGGGCGAGCGCGCGGCCAACGTTTTCATTGCCCACATGGATCTACTCACGCACATGCAAGATATCCACGACACGGTGCTGCCGTCTGAATGGCGCGAGGCGATGCGCGTAGCCGCTGAGAAATTCGGGCTGCACTTTAGCGACACACACGGCGAGCCGCGTGAGGTTGAGCACGCTGTGCACTGATGCAGCGAAGGCGAAAAAAAGCCCCGATATTCGGGGCTTTTTCATGTTTCACAAACTGCGCTGGCGTGGGCCAACCACTTTCGATGTGGTGGTGTGTTTGATGTGGTCGGTGTCCTGAATAGAGATAATGTCACCGGTTTTGCGCTCGGCCATCACGATGCGCTCAACGCCGTTGCGCCCTTTAAGCCGCACGGCCATCAAGCGTTGATCCTGATTCTTAGGGGCGCTCATCCACACTTCAATGCGCTCGAATGTATCGTGCACGAGCGTCCGCGCCTTTAGCCGCGTATCCGGGTCGAGGTCAACCACACCGCTCACGAGTTCGCGCCATTGCTTCGCGGTGCTCACCCGGCGCGTGACGTTCATTTTTAGCTCACGCTCAAGCTGCTCAATTTCCTTTTCTGCTGCTTCCTGCTCGGCTTCGAATTGGCGCAGTTTTTTGCGCTCGGTGGCCGTCAACGGGTCATCTTCATCATCCATACGCTTCTCATAGGCGCTGATTTTGTACTCTAGCCGCGTGAGGTTTGCGCGCTGTTCTTCGAGCAACACGGCTCGCTCATCATCACGGCTCGCCACACTAAACAGTGCATCAAGGTTGGCCTGCTCACCGCAGAAGTTCAACACGATCATCTCTAGCGTTTCAGCTAGGCAGCTATCGACGTTGACTTCACACCGCCCGCCTTTCTTGTATTTGTGCCCGCAGCGCACGCGCCTGATAGCCTTTCCATTCTTGAGCACGCGGCTCGTATGCTGCCCCACGAGTATCGAGCTACACGCGGCACAATATGAGATGCCTATGCCAGTGACTACGGCCACCGCATCAGCGCGCCCGCGTGACACGCTGCGGCCTGCAAGGATCGCCTGTATCTCATCAAACTCATCATCGGTGACCACGGCGGGATAGTAGCCTGGCAGGCGAAACACTTCGCCCGCCACCTTGACTTCGCGCACGCCCTTGAGTGCAGCGTTGCGCAGGTTCCCGTAAAGCACATTGGCCGGATAGCTTTTCGCGAGCGGCATGCCTTCGGCTTCGAGCGTGCGGCATACCTCGGGCCTGCCGTGCCCTGCGCGATACAGTTCAATCGCGCGGCGTATCGCCTTCACTTTGTCATTGAACGCGAACACGTTTTTTCCCTCATCCCACTGCACCCAGGCCGGATCATTGCGGCTACTCACAACACGAAACCCGCGACGCCCTTCGAGCCATTGCCTGCACTTGCCACCAATCCCATCACGCGCGAGTTGCTGCTTGCGCTCGCTCTCGCGGTAGGCACGCGATTGCTCTAGCCTTGCCAGGATCAAAAGCGTGTCGTCACGCTTGAGCGCTGCGCGGCTAAACTCCCGGCCATCCCCCCCATCCTTGCCTGACATAACAATGACCACGCCACCGCGCACCAGGCGCTCAAAGTGCTCGTTTGCGTCGATAGGTTCCTGGCGGCTCAAGCGGTCAAACGATTCCACAATGAGCACGTCACCGGGCAGCACATTACCCGCATCGAACGCATCAAGAAACCGCTTGAGCGCGCCGCCGTCCTTCACGTTGTCACCATGGAAACCAGACACGCCACGGTCCTCAAACCGTAGCTCTTCGTCAAGTATCAAACCGTGCTTTTCTGCGTAGGCGCGGGCATAGCGTTCCTGCCGCTCAAAGCTGCTTTTGTCCTCCTTTGCCTGCCGTTTCTTGCTCAC